CGATGCACTAGTAATTGAAATCGCACCGTCAGTAGAAGCACCAACTGTTCCAGTATGGAATGGGTTAGCAGCAATTCCGTAACGAGTTTTGAATCCAATTTTAGGTTGGAAAGTGTTCTCACCAACAGCACGAACCATTTGTAGAGGCACGTATGGGCAGTAGAACATACCAGCATCGTAAGGTGATGTACCTTTGTAACCAACAACATAGTATTGTGAAGCAGATACGTTTGCAGCATATGGATCGATATAAACTTTATAACGACCATTTAAAGTACCAGCAAATGTAGAAGAAGTATCATCTACAGCTAAGTTGTTGTTTAACGCAGGAGTATAGTCTAGAACACCAGCCATTTGTAGAGCAGAAGCGACATCAGCAGAACATAAGATGATGTTACCTTTACCTCTACGAGTTTGTTGACCGATAGCATTTGCGTCTCTTTCAAGAGCAAACATTAGACCTTTGAACTTCTCAACAGACCAACGACCATTTGAGTCAGTATCTAAATCGAAGATACCAGCAGCAGTAGTGTTGACTTGAGCACCTTTAACAGCAGAAACATAAATGTTTCTTACTACTTCTCGGTTGATTTCAGCAAGAACTTCAGCAGAAAGAATGTTTGATAATTCTTGTTCTGCGTCTAGACCATGAATTGCTTTAAGGTCTTGAGCAAGTTCCATTGTGTATTCTGCTTTAAGAGCACGAGTTACAGCAGTAACAGTATGCTTCTCAATTGAGAATGCCATTTCAGCGAAAGCGTTTGTACCACTATCACCTAATGCTTCACCTTGAGCAGTAGTCATACCTGTTGCTGATGTGTATGTACCAGCAGGTGAGTCGTTTAGTACAGCAGGGTTAGTCTCTGTTGCACCAACATCACCACCACCGATTGTGCCAGCAGCGTTTTGGTTAGAAATATCTGGGAATGCTTCGTCTGCTAATGCTTCAGCACCTGCTTGAGATGTGAAACGTGAACGCATAGCGAAGATCAATCCTGTTGGACCAGTCATTGGTTGTACACCACAAATATCATAAGCGATAAGATTAGGCATAGAACGTCTAACTAGTGAAATAAGAATTGGATCCCAGTTATCGATGTTTGTGTTTGCACTAGATGAGTTTGTAGGAACAGACTCACTTAGGAAAGCACGATCTTCTCGGATTGCTTTTTCTTGGTTTTCAAGAATAATAGTAGTTACTGCCCTTTTGTACGAATCCTTAATCTCTGGTAGATCGGGATGTGCAAGGACTGGCGACCACTTTTCTTGTAGAGCTTCAGTTTGAAACATTGTAATTTTCTCCTTATTACTTTCTACGTTTATTTATATTATTACTATTTTGCACCCTTAACATTTCTACTAATAGCAGACATGTAAACCGCCATTGAGTCAGAAACATCAATGTCCTGTGCAGGGCCAGTTTCTACATTATCAATCGTCTCAGTCGACTCTTGTCTTACTCTTGGGAAATAACTTTCTTTTAGAGTGTCAAGTTTTGCACGGAAAGAGTCTTCGTTATCAAACTCAACGTCTTCAGTGACAGACTTAAACTTTTCAATTTCGGTTTCTGTTAGATCTGAAACAGATTCAGAAATAACAATTTGTCGAGTTAGATTTGAATTTTGTTCTTTAAGAGCAACAGACTCATCAAGAACGCTATTCACTTTTTCTTCTAACTCAGCAATCTTCTCTGATTGTGCTTCAAGCACATCATACTTCTCGTCTGGAACATCAACATAGTGATCTTCAAACAATTGTTTTAATCCAGCGATAAAGTCTTCAGCAATCTCACCTTTTAATCCACGTTCAATTGCTAATTCGTTTTCTTTCATCCACTCTTCAACAACATAGTTGAGATAAGAATCAATCTTGTCAGTTAATTCTGACTTAATTGTTTCTGTATTTTCAACAAGTTCTTGATCATAGATGTCTTGCATACGAGAAACTTCATCACGGACTTTAGATTTAACGGCAGACTCAAAGATTGTAGCAGCCTTAGACTTAAACTCTTCTGAAAGGTCGCCTTCGCCAGTCATAAGTGCATCAACGTGTTCAGACACATCAATAGACTTAATACGAGCATCAACAGCTTCTTTCTTAATCTTAGCCTTTTCTGCCATTTCTTCTTCGTCTTCTTCGTCTTCGTCTTCCA